ATGTCTAACTATAGTGAGAACAAACCACCTGTATTTTTATTAGCAGGACTAATCTTCATTGCTCTTTTATGTGTCGCTGGGACTTACTTATTATGGGAAAAGGGTTTGGGTGTTGGTTATGGTGGTACAACAGAAACATGGGCTCACTTTGGTAGTTTTTTTGGTGGTGTTCTGGGCCCCGTACTTTCCTTCTTTTCTTTTGTGGGGGTCATGTTCACTATTTACTTGCAATCGAAAAGTAATAAAGAGCAAGCTTTAGCTAACACGCACACTGCTGAAGCGATAAAGTCATCTGAACAATTGGCTAAAGAAAATTTAAAAGAACAAATAAAATTACACCAAGTACAAATCGAGTATGACAAACAACAACGTTTATTCGATTTATTAGTAAACTCTTTCGTCGAGTTAGAACAAGCAGGATGCGATGCAGCAAAGGAGTTAATACCTGAAAGGAATGAACCTCCTTGGGTTGGCAAGTACTTTAACCCCTATTGTTGGAGGATTCAGGCTACAGCTAATCAGGTTAAAATAAATAAAGATAAAATCAGTGATTACAATGTTGAAATTATTATCATGTTGTTAGATAAAACTATTGGGCAGATTGATATGATTCATGGGGCATTAGAAGATCGCGCAAAATTTGTAATTGAAAATGAATCAGTTCGGCAAGAATTTATTAATTCATTAATTATTGAGGAAAAAAGATGTTCTGAAGTATTAGCGTACTTGAAAGAGAAGTATAATTATTGATTAATATAAATTACCAATTACTTCAGAAGAAACCCGCTCAATTAGCGGGTTTTTTTGTGCCTAAGTATTTATGGATTAGCCGGCTTAGTTTTTCGTTGGTGACTATGGCTTGAGAATATCTTTGATACTCTCGCGGCCATGTCGGGTATTTCTTCGTTCATCCATTTACCGTAATGTTTTTCTAACATGGTGATGGATGTGTGACCCATTTGGCGAGCTATCCAACGTTCGGCTACGCCTTTGGTAAGCAGCTGGCTTGCAAATGTGTGGCGAGCTTGGTTTATAGCGCGGTAGCGAATGCCACATTTTTTTAAATGCTTTTGTAAAAATCGTTTATTAACGTTTTGGCCATCAGTATGTGGCTTTTGGTTTAGGGTATTAATAAACACAAATCTAAGCTCTGCTTTTTCATAGCTGCGGTTGTCATCTTTTAACACATCGACTTTGATTGCCGGCATTGCAAATGAGAGTGCTTTTTGACGAATTAATATGTCGTATGCCTGGTCTAGTAGGTCGATGGTTCTGTAGCTGCCGTCATTCTTTGTGTAGGCATAATCGCCTTTGGTAACACCACGCCTGATTTTTATTTGTCGTTTTACAAAATCAATGTCTTCCCATGCAAGCGCGTAGCACTCAGATGCACGTAAACCTGTCCAACAAGCAAATAAAAACCCGTTAAGTTCACTTTGATCAGCGGTTGGCTGCGATTCTATTAGTTGTAGTTCGTCTAAGGTGAACGGGTCACAATTTTCTGAGCGACTTCTTTTTAAATTAGGTAAATGGTCAAGTGGATTAAAGTCTATTAACCTATCTGCCATTGCATCTTTAAATATGCCACGTAGGGGAATAAACACATCGTTAATTGTTTTATTCGATAAAAACGTGGTGAGTGTTAAATCACGCCAGTCTCGGATCATGGTTAAGGTGACTTTGTCTAACTTTAACTCGCCAAATTGCGGGCGAATGTATAATTTGCACCTGGCTAAATTGTGCTTGTAGTTATCTGCCCGGGTGTTGGCTTTGTTTCTTTCTAGCCATTTGTCTAAAGCAGTGTTCACTGTTGGTACTGCACCTTTTCCCTCAAACAACCTTACCTTTGCTGAATCAGGAAAATGCTTAGCGTAGTTAAATTGGTTGGTTGCAATCTCATGCAGTATGGCGGTACGTTTATTCGATGCAAACTTGATATTTGACTTAGATATCAAAATGCCTTTAAGGGGCTCTATGCAACGCACACCACGGTAACTGAACATAATACGTATGTTTTTACCGTGGATAGTGACACCCTCATACTTTTTACAAAACTCAAGCACCGATGCCGTCATTATCAAAATACTCGTCTAATTTTTCATAGTTATACACAACAACACCGCGTACTTTTTTCCAGTGCACACCCTCTACGATTTTACCAGTTTGGCGCATTCTATTGAGTGCATCATCAGTAAAGCCTTTGTGCTGTTCGATGATCTTGGCTTTCACCCAACCAAGTTTTACATATGTAACGGTCATAGTTATTCTCCAGCCTGCAGTTCGTCTAAGTGGGGAAGTACTTCGAATGCTTCGTCGAGGTCTTCACACTCATATTTTACGCTACGGCCATTGGTGCGAATTTCAATAACTACGCCCTCGGCCTCTTCTAATATCGTGATTACTTTCTTTGCCATGACTACCTCCTAAAAGTTAGATATTTTAAGGCTTTCTTCGCCTTCGATTTGACGTTCAAGACTCACTTTGTTACCAGCTGCTTCACCTTTTAGGTATGAGTGCATTTCTTGAAATGATGGTTTGCGTAATGGCTTAGATTTCATTGGTTTTAATTCACCAAAATGTGCCACTATCATTGATTCTTTGAGCGGTACTAAAGCCGTACCAGATGAACTTACGAATGTCTGCTCTCGTTCTGACTTAATATCCATCGCGCGGCGGTGAATTGCTTCAGCAAACCCTATTCGGAAAAAGTTTTTTTCTGAAGCTCCTTTAACTTGTGATTGTTCACACTGCCTGTTGCAAGCTTCAATCAAGTAGTCAAATGTTAGCTTGGCTACGACTGCATCAGATTTGAAACCTTGAAATAAATACTTAACTACAGGAGCGTGGGTTACAGCCCCAACACAGTCATTTAAACTGGCCGCAGATCTTTGCAATATCAAAACCCAGCGCAAACGTTTAGGTGTAATATTGTCACCTTGTGATTCTAAGAATTGATCGCCAGTTTGTTTCTCAATATCCAGCTTTGTAAGCTGGTATTTATCCATGAGGCTTCTAGCTCTTTTAGCTGCTATTAATGCTTCATTGGGACTGGATGTATCAGCGGCCATCGCCAATAACTTTTTGATTTTATCAACCACTTTATCTAGGTCATTCATAAGTCACCTACAGTTAAAACAATAAACATTCTTGCCTTGGCTGTTTAGCCTCAGGCCTGTTATCAGCATCAACCACTTCTATAAATGATTCTTGCTGATATTGGTTACAAAGCTCTGTGATGAACACTTGGGTTTTGTGTACTTGGCATTGGCCATAGCGAGTTTAAGTTTGCTGCTGGCCGTATCTATATATGTGAGGGCAGTGTTTATCGTCTGCCTTACCAATGTGCTTATAGGCCTGACAGCTAATACAGGCCTTTGGCATGGTGATTAAATTACCCATTATGCTGCCCAAAGCTCACTGAGTTCCCGCTCAAGTCGGTAATCGTCTAAACGTTCTTCTAACTTTTCTCGTGCTGATTTTTGACGTTCGCTATAAGGAACTGCTCGCGGAGCGTCTTTCTTAGGTGAAGTTTGCTTTGCGATACTAACCGTGATTGGTTTGTTTTTTGTTTTAGGTGTAGCGCTTCGTTTTTTATAAGGCTTACGAACACAGCCACAACCAAGTACTCTGCCTAAGTTACCTTTCTTAACTGAACGCTCAGTGCCACAAATACAGCGACATAAAAAGTATTGGCCACATGCTTCCTCAGATAGCACTGTCCAATTGTTAAATACATCGCCGGCTGTTATTTGTATTTTGCTTTTGGACATGATGCCTCCTTTTGTTTCACAGTCAGGTTTTTACGTTGATAGTATTGACGTATGCGGGCCCTTTGCTGGGCCACACAGTTGCGTTTAAATTTGTGCATAACTTACTGTTTCAAATAGATTGAATGGCAATGTGATATCTGTTTGTAGATATCGCTAATGTATTTAGCCTGGTGTTTTGCATCATCTAATGCGTTGTGTGGGTTACCTTTAAATGCATTTAATTTTTTAGGGTCAATACCTAGTACTCGACGGCCAACATCAACCATGGTGCGAACATCACGATCATTGCTAAAGTGCCATGGTTTAGTCATATTGGCGGCTTTGTAGGCGTTGGTTAGAATGGTGTTGTCGAATGTGGCGCCATTACCCCACACAATGCGCTTTTTGTAGCCCTCTATTTGGTACAGCCAGTCGCTGAATTCGAACAGGGCATCTTTAAGCGGCATGGTGTCGTTTACATTAAAGACAGAGCGGGCTTCATCGCTTTTTTTCATCCACCATTTAAGTGTTGAGCCATCTACCTCGCCGTATTTCATGGCATCTTCTATATCGATGACTTGGTAAAATTCTGCACCAATATTGCCTGTAAGTGGGTTAAAGAATACGGCACCTATTGATACGATCACCGCATTCGAATGTTGGCCAATAGTTTCTAGGTCGAGCATGACATCGTTGAGTTCTGTATTCATGGTGTTTCCTGTTATGTCCAAGGGGCTAAGCCCAGTTGTTGACGTTTATCGTTCCACTTTTTAACCAGTTGGCGGGCTTCTTTTTGAAGCTTTTTGCTAGTTAGTAAGCGGCTGATCTCTTTTTGGTCTTTGGCTTTAAAGCTGACCAATGTTTCAAGCGTGGCTTGCTCAAAGCTGTTCATCTTCATTGTTTAAAGTAATTAGGTCTGTGGCTGTTAGTTCCCAGTTGTTGGCTTTAACACGGCGTAACCAGTTACCACAGAGCTCTAAGGTGTCTTTTTTAGGGTGCAAGCCACCTTTAGGGGCTTCGACTAATTCGGCTTCATCATCTTTGTTGAGGATGATTAAACCGCCACGACCGCTTTGGTGTAGGTAGAGTAGTGGGGTTTGTCTTGCGTCGCGGCCTTCGACCATGCCACCAATGTGATACGGGTAGGTTTGTACAATGTCTGTATCACCACGGTAGATTTGCACTATGTCAGCGGCAGCTAAACGATTTTTAAGTTCGCTTATTTCGGTTTTAAGCTGGGCTGTTGTTTTGCGTTCGCTTTGATAAAGGCGCTTTTGTTGCTCAGTCGCTAAGCGCTGGCTTTCTAGCTTGTCTTTATAGCTTTTTATTTTGTCGCGTAGCTTCTTAGGTGTGCCGGCAATTTCTTTATACGCAGTTAGCGTAATCGTTAAGTCTTTTACTTTAGCTAATGCTTGATCGCGTTCTCTTTGTGCTTGCGCCAGCTGTTGATCGGCACTTTTTGTATTATTAAGTACAACTGCAGCACCTTGCTCATAGTCTTTTACCAAAGCAGTAAGCTTGTCATTTTGTACTTGTAGCTGCTGTTCGTTTTCAACCATTTGGTCAAACTCAGCAACTTCTTGGTTATAGGCCGCAACTAAATTATCGATTGCATCTACGACTGAAAAAGGTTGATTACTCATGGTGTTTATCCTGGTGCTATACCCAGCTCTCTAGGTTCTGTTCAAAAATCAGCAATGCGATTAATAACGTGATGAATAGCATTGCTGACAGGGCTTTCTTAAGGGGTTTCATGCTGCCAAAACTGCTTTTGGGATGCGTGTGTTTTCAATCAGGCTTAAAAAGGCTTTCGTCATGCATAAATCACGGCGGGCGCTAGCGTTTAACGCGATTGAGCCAAGCACTATTTGGTTGTTGATATCAAATAAAATGATTAAGCAGTATTTGGTACCTGACTCGTAAATGCGCAGCTCTTCGCCTTGCATACGTTGGTTCATGAAGTTGATGCGTTGTTTTAGCTGGTTGATCACCAGTGATGTGAATACGTTTAACATAGCTTTTTCCTTTTCCTGTTGTGTTGTTTTAGTTGCTTACGGCAACCACTCGGCTGGTTTGGTTGGGCAAGTGCGTACCAGCGAACTGTGAAACCTTGTTTTAGGCCGCTTGTGGCGGTGGCTCTGGCGGCGGGTTATTAGCCGCTTTTAGCTCTGGCACCACTAATTCAAATGGGCTAATGCGCTGAGCTTGTTTTAGCTTGTGTAATAACGGGGCTGTTGCTGCGTTATTGCGTGCTGTTGGGAATATAAATACTTTGGTCATATTCACTCTCCTTGGCCTTAGGCTGCTAGTAAGTCGTTTTGCAGTTCACGCAGTCGGCGTAAACGGGTGGTGCGAACAGTTCGGGTTACTCGAATCGTTCTAAAACTACGCTCAACGTCACTGTTAGTTGCACTTAACAACACAAGTATTAGGCACATGGTGTAACGCAACACACCTTGCTTAATTGCTTGGTGTACCGTTTGGCGCATTGAATGGGTGTTAAATTTGAAGCTGAGCTCATTACAGGCTTGGCGAACTGTGGTGGGTTTTACACCCAATGATTCAGCAATAGACTTTTGTGTTAGGCCTTTTGCTACGAGCAGCAGAGTACGTGCTTGCTGTGCAGGTAAGCGAGAATGCGGCTTTGCACTTACGTGCATGTCGTCAAGCTGGTATCCAGTTTCTGTGCGTAATGGGTTCATAACTAAAAGCTCGATTAATAACTTATGTTATTAATAATGACACAAAAAGCTGCATTGTAAATAACTAAAGTTATCAAAACAAAGTTGTGAAAGTTATGCTTATGATTTTTATGGTTTAAAATTTGAAAATTAGCTTTAATTGACTAAATTAAAAAATGTATTGAATTGATAGGGACATCGATTATGCAGCTAAAAATTATAGCTATTATTCTAATAGCTCTTACCTCAAGCTATCTTTACCTTACTTATGAGCCTGAACCCACCATAGATACAAGTTCCATGAATAGTTTTGCTTCTTCAGAATTAGACGTTTATTTATCACTTTCAGAAGATGAAAAGCCATTATTTCAGAGAGCTATAAGGTTTTATAGTTATGGAGGGGTTTATAATTCTTATGATGAATTAGTTGAAAATGTTTTAGCTAAAGGTTTGAGTATGAGGGATGTGCATTTTTATAAAAATGCACAAAAAATAAATGGTATGACAGGATCGGAAGTGCTTAGGGCATATCAGAGAGACCTAGAGTCTCTTGCAAAATTGCACAGGTAGCATTATCTTCTTGCACAAGAATAGTGATAAATATAAAGGATTTCAATTGGATAAATATATTACTGAGATAACAGGTGTATTACCTAAGTCAGATAAAAAAGTTTTTATTAATAACATTGATGGAAAAAACATTATTGTTACTGGTATTAATGGGTGTGGGAAGACATCATTCTTAAAGACAGTTTCACAAAACTTAGCGACTCTATCGGATGAAGTAAAAGGGAATAGGTACCTTGGTCTCAATAGAGTCCTTGCTGAAAAGGAGAGAGAGTTAAAATCAGAAATAGGCACAAAAAAAAACTTTATTAAAAAAACAATAGATAATCTTAATTTGCAAATGCAAGAACTTATCAAACAAGACTCACAATTAAAAATAACCTTTGATAATTTTGATACAGTAGCTGAAAAGTCTTCTGAAAAAATGTTTGTTCATACTTTTTTTGATGCAACGAGACAGTATGAAAGTCACAGAAAGAAGACTAACAGTCAACTGGACACTTACTCAGATTTTATTCAGTATGGAAAAAGAACATCTTTAAGAGCAGATATATCAAATAGATTTGAAAGCTATTTAGTAACTTTTATTGAGGCCTGTTATATTGCTTATGCAATGAGGTCTGATATTAGTAGCAAAGAGAAAGCTGATGAGTGGATGTTATCTGTAGAAAATGATCTTAAACATTTATTTGAAGATTCAACACTAAAATTTACATATGAAGAAAAATCCAAGCAGTTCTTTATTACTCAACATGGTAAACAACCATACGATTTATCCGTACTTTCTTCAGGTTACTCTGCTATATTAAAAATATATGCTGAGCTAATATTAAAAGTAGAATTTAAATCTATTGAACCGAAAGAGCTAAGCGGCATAGTTTTTATAGATGAGATTGATGCACATCTACACGTTTCTCTTCAGAAAAAAATTCTTCCATTTCTATCCAATGCTTATCCTAATATACAGTTTATTGTCTCTACTCATTCCCCATTTGTTTTGCAATCAGTTGATAATGCGGTAGTTTACGATCTTACTAATAATGAGCAAATGGAAGATCTCTCTTTGTATTCCTATGAGGCCATACTAAAAGGTTTATTAGGAGTTGAAACGAATTCAGATGAGTTAATTAGGTCTGTCGACTCTCTAGCTGAAATCATTCCAGAACTTGAAAGTGGTAACATAAGACACCTCAAGAAAGCTAGAGAGCTAACAGCTAGGTTGAGAAATATTGAGTCGAAATTAGATTCTAAATCAAAAGTTGTTTTATTGATGGCTGAACAAGCTATAGATGATCTAAAAGGTTAGTCTTATGTTTAATGTAACTCGGCCAGAAGAAATACCTCAGGACTTAGGAAATGGTAAACAATACAATAAACCAGAGGTTGTTAAAGCACTAAAAAAAATGTTTTTTGGTAAATGCTACTTATGTGAGAGAGGTAATGTTGAAGACCCTGAAATTGAGCACTTTCTAGCTCAAGCAAATGGTGGTGGAAGAGTATTGTGGGAAAACTTATTCTATTCATGCAGTAGATGTAATAGCATAAAAAGTAATAAATATAATGACTTATTGGATTGCACAGACGATAATATTGATGTATCAGCTGCTATAAAATTAGTTATGACTGTAACACCAAATGATGATGTAATTGTTGAAGCGGCAATTGCAAATCCAAATGCTCAAGTAATTAATACAGTTAAGTTATTGAATGAATGTTACAATAATCAAAATACAGGATTACGAGGTGTTAGTCGGGAGTCTTTAATAGAACAAATATATGAGTATTTAATTGTATTTATTCAAACTCGTGGCTTGCTAAAAAATCCCAGTACATCTGAGGAAAGGGAAAAAGAGGCTTTAGGTGTTTTAGAGAAGATGATGAGGCCTAAACATCCTTTCAGCGCATTTTGGCGATGGCAATATTTAGGCGACTCATTTCTGGTTGATGAATATCCAGAATTACTCAATCTTTTAACTGATTAACTATATTAAAACGGAATACCAAAAAACACGACCAATTACTCTGACTGATTTCGCTTCATCAATTGATAGGTTTTCATCAGGGTACTGATCAGTATTAAAACTTCTAATTCGCAGGCCACCACCAGGTCTGCGTGTTAAAGTTTTTACAAATAATGCACCACCCCAGTCAATAGCATACATATCACCGTCTTTAATTGCTGTGTTGGCAGTATCAATACCAACAGTAGCGCCATCTGGTATAACAGGCTCCATCGAGTTTCCTGATACTTTTACACAAGCCGCACTGGTAAAGTCAATACCATGACGTCTAAGTGTTGATTTTGAAAAACGTAATTTAGGGCCTGTTGTTTCTAGTTGTATAACAGACCCATTCCCAGCTGATAACTCTACTTCCATGTAAAACGGTACTTCTACTTCATCTAAATCTAGTGGGGTTTTACTATCCCATGGCTCGATATCTATAAACTTATTAATATTTGATAATTCTCTAACATCATCGGCTTTAGTTGAAGAGCTCGATGAGTAGCTTGCTCCCGTTTCATTGATAGCTTGATCTGAGTACAAAAGCCAATCTACATTCACACCTAAAGCCCGCGCAAAATCATTAATTTTACGCGGGTTTTTTGTTTGGCCGTTTTCTATTTTCATGACTGCGACTTGAGATACTCCAACAAGGTCACCCAATTCTTTTTGGGTTAAACCTCTGTTTTCTCGCGCTTGCCTAAATTTTTCATGTAGTTTCATATGAACTAGTTTGATAACAAATGTTGTTTCAATCAAATAATTTTAGTTATATTGAAAACAACTAAAGTTGTGTTAGTATGATAACTAAAGTTATTTGTTTGAAGGTGAATAATGAGTATTAAAGCACTGCAAGAGGCTATCAAATTTAGCGGCGGTCAGGCTGCTTTAGCTGATAAGTTAGGTAAAAAGCAGGGCCATATTTCGATGTGGATTCGTCGAGGCAAGATCCCTGCGGAAATGGTTTTGAAAATCGAGAAAGTCTCTAACGTTCCAAGACATGAATTGCGTTCTGACCTTTATCCACCTGAAGAATATTGTTTCCTTTGTCGTAATGTTGGGCATAAGTAAGCTGCTTGACTGGATTGTTTTCATGGTTTGGTTCCTGTGTTGTTGAGCTTTTAGATTAGCCAATCAATAAGTGGGAATTTAGCTAAACGAATATATGTTTTTTTATACAGGTGATTTATGGCAGTTAGAAGTTTGAATGTTGAGCTATCGGTTGAAAATTCAGAATTACAACTACCGATAGCTTTGAGTGGTATTTAATTATGATTGAAATTATAGATGAGAATAAACAAATCTATATTCCATTGTCAGGCATCACCTCTAGTGTTGGCAGCATCCAAAGCTTTGACTCTGCGGATTGCCGTACCGAGTTGCTTCATAGCATTTTGAAAAGTGGCATGTATGGGCGCAATCTCTCTTTGAAAATCAAGAGGGAACTGAATACTGCTTGGGTCAAAGCTGACCCCTTTAGCAGTAGCCTTTTGACCTTGATTTCTATACCCATACTTGTAACTAAGTTCGGCCATGGCTCTTTCTGCGATGTTTTTATTCCTATATGCGGAAATAAAATCGGTGATAGCTGGCTCGTCCTTAAAGGGAAAGTGCTTAGATTGAACATAGCAAGGCTTTTCGAGGTTGATAGTGATTCTATCATCAGCAATGAAGACCGTATGGCATTTAACCGGATCGCTTTCGTACTTTGCCGTGACATCAACCAAGGTCCCGTCTGGCATCTTCCAAATAGCATGATGCATAGCTTCAATGAACCTTTTCGGCCAGTACATTATTTGCCAACCATATATAGGAACGCCTCCATGAGCTTCTATTTCTTCGGCAACATTCCAATAGCAACAGCCCTGAGGTCTCAACTTATCAGACATTTTGACTTTAATGGGTTTAGCTTTTGGAGAAATTAACGGTGCAAATTTTCGAAGTTTAGGATGATCTATTCGGATAGTTTCATAACTAGGGGTCTCATAACCATTAGACATTTAGCTTCCTTATCTTAGTTTGTTGGTTTGGTCGCTAAACATACTAATTTAGGGAAGCATTTTTTAACAGGAATTTTAATTATGCAGCAGGCAACGCTACAAGATGTACAAGATGCTTTGCAGTATCTTGACCCAAATTTAGATCGTGATACTTGGGTTAGGATTGCCATGGGCATTAAAAATGAGTTTGCTGAGGCAGGCTTTGATATTTTTGATTCGTGGAGTGCTGGCGGTGAACGTTATAAGCCAAGTGATGTTAAAAGCATGTGGCGCAGCGTAAAAGCTGGCGGCGGTGTTACGATTGGTACTGTAATTGGCATGGCTAAAGAGAAGGGGTTTACATTTACTCATGAACCTATGACGGCCGAGCAACAAGCCAAAGTAAAAGCTGATTACGCTAAACGAGCAAAAGAGCGCGAAGCGAAAGAAGCAGAGGATGAAGCCGCGCGCCAGCGTTGGCATGGGGTAATTAGCTACTTTTCCAAATATATCATTGATAACTTCACTATACCGATAAAATCAAATAAGTACTTAAGCGACAAAAAAGTGAATGCCTATGGGGTGTTAGGTTTTAAAAAGTCGTTTATTTTGATTATTCGCGATAACTTTACTACTGAGTTAGTTGAAGGTGGTAAAGAGATAAAAGCCTTCTTTGATACTTTACCTAGCGAAGATGAAGGTCGGGACTTTTCGTTTTTACATATCAAGCGTGGCAGTCTGGCCATTCCCCTCATTGATATTAATAAGCAAATTTGGAACATCCAAGTAATCAACAATACTGGTACCAAGTTATTTTTAAAGCATGGCCGTAAGTCAGGGCTGTTTCATTTTATTGGTAAAGCAAGTAGCTGCAATATTTTGGCTGTTTGTGAAGGATATGCAACGGGCGCGAGCATTCATATGGCGACTGGTTGGCCGTGTGCAGTGGCGCTTGATGCGGGTAATTTGCTACCTGTGGCTTTGGCATTTGCGGAAAAGCTAAAAGATAAGACCTTTTTGTTTTGTGCAGATAACGACGTTAATACAAAGGGTAATCCTGGCATTACTAAAGCGAATGAAGCAGCAGCTGCGGTTAATGGCCTTGTTGCTGCACCTGATTTTTCTGGTATTTTAAATAAGGAGGCTGCTTGATGGCCTCTAGTTCTTTAACAGATTGGAATGACTTACATGTAAGTGCTGGTTTAGCTGAGGTCAAAAAACAGCTATCTGCTGTTGTTGATAAGCCAAGCGCTAATGATGGTGATAACCGGCCGCCGAAAAACGCTGACGCGCGGGAGCGTTCACTGGGGGATGAGCCGTGGCAACGGCTTTTCCAAAGAACAAATGCTGGCAATCCACAAGCGAATATTAGTAATACGAAGTTGGTTTTAGAACACGATCCTGCTTTTGATGGTGTTTTAGGTTATTGCAATTTTAGCTATCGGATCATTAAACGTAAGTTGCCACCGTTTAAAATGGCAAAGCTTGGTGAATGGACTGATGCCGATACCGAGCGCTTACGTATTTACTTATCTGAAAGCTATGGTTTTACACCTAAACCCAGTGATGTACTGGGTGCTATTTTGGTTCATTCAGAAGAGCATGCCTTTCATCCCGTTCAGGACTATTTAACGTCAATAAAGTGGGATGGTAAGCCGCGAGTGGCTATGTGGTTGCATGATTACTTAGGTGTAGAGGACTCTGATTATGCGGCTATGGTTGGCACATTTTTTTTGGTTTCTGCTGTAGTTCGGGTAATGAGGCCACCTGTAAAAGTTGACTCGGTGTTGATTTTAGAGGGCTTGCAGGGGTTGGGTAAATCGACGATGTGCCACAACCTATTTGGTGATTGGTTCACTGATACTCCGATGGCTTTAGGTGAAAAAGATACGTTTCAACAAATGCAGGGGATGTGGGGAATTGAACTTGCAGAGCTTGATGCGTTTAATAAGGCAGAAAACACCAAAGCGAAGCAGTTCTTTGGTTCGCAGGTTGATAGGTATCGCCCCAGTTATGGGCGCATGGTGCAAGAGTTCCCGAGGCAATGTGTATTTATTGGTACCACAAACCAAGATAGGTATTTAAAAGACTCAACGGGTAACCGGCGCTATTGGCCTGTGATGTGTACAAAGATATGCCAAGAGGCCATAAAGCGAGATAGAGATCAGTTATGGGCCGAGGCTGTTCACCTATTAAATGAGGGTACACCTTGGTGGCCTACTGATGAATACAAGCACCTGTTTGAAGAGCAACAAGAGGATAGGTTCGACTCCGATGTATGGGAGGAGCTTATCTACAAATGGCTTATTAAAAATATGCGTTCGGATTATTCCTGTGCCGAAATTATGGAAGAAGCTCTAGGTATGGATGCTCACGCCATGCGCCCACCTGAACAAAAACGTGTTGGCCAAATTATGCACCGCCTTGGTTTTGAGAAAAAGAAAAAGCTTATAAAAGGTAAGCGGCCTGCGTTTTATTTTCCGCCAAAGGGGTTTTGGGATGCTAGATAATTATTTTAGTGTGACAGTGACATTTACCATGACCACTTGCAGCCCTTGCCATATAAGGCTTTGTCATAGTGTCACAGTGTGTCACTGTGTTTTCGCGCACACATACGCGCGCGCGTGCGAGCGGACGCATTTGATATCTATATTCTATTTAATAATGTTACTTACTAATGTATGTAAAAACACTATGACACAGTATGACAGTATGACAATACCAGTAAATACAAGGGCTGTAGCTGTCATGGTTGTGTGTCACGGTGAAAGTGAGTATGACATCAATGTTTTAAACTATTTTGCGGCGGGGATGTAGGATGCAATTAGATCTAAGAGAACAGGCAGAAAACGATTTAGCACAGTGGGGCCTGTGGGCGAGAGAGAAGAACTTACCAACGCTTAAGTCTCAGAACCTCGTTACATCGCGTTCAGTGAAGCTAGATATTAACGGTTGCCCTTTAGTGATTAAAGATGACTATGCGCAGGTGCTTGATGCCAGTATTGCGAGAATGCGGCATTTAGATCCTACTTACCCGCTTATTGCTCGCCAATACTTTAGCTTGGGTTTAAGCTGTAGAGTGATCGCACAGAGCACTAAAATTAATAAAACAAAGGTATCTTCGATAGTGGGTGAGATAGTTAGCTGGGTTGCTAGCGATCTTATCAAAGCGGCCTAGATCTTTTTTTCAAAAACTATTGCTTTTGTCCGGACAGAAACTATACTAATTCAGGTAAGCTTAGCAAAGCTACAACATAAAGCCCGAGGTTAACGCCTTGGGCTTTTTTGTTTCTGCTTTTTAGCTCACGTTCCTGTTGTTGACCCGCTTTGGCTTTGCCTGAGCGGGTTTTTTCGTTTGAGGCCCTTATGAAAGTAAACAAGCTATTAGCCGCTGGTGTTACCGGTGTACTTGCGCTTGCAGGCGTTACGATTGCACAGTTTGAAGGTGAGGTAAGAACGGGTTATGTCGATCCTGTTGGTGTGGTTACCGCTTGCTTTGGTCACACAGCGACAGCTGAGCTTGGCAAGAACTACACAGAGAACGAATGTTTAAGTTTGTTTGCTAAAGACTTAGGCGAACATAACAAGCAGCTGCTACGAGCTGTTAGCGTATCGATGTCAGCAAGCGAACATGCTGCTTACTTGTCATTTCATTACAACGTAGGTGCTGGGAACTTTCGTAGTAGCACGTTATTAAAACTTTTGAACAATGACCAACGAGTGAAAGCGTGTAATGAGTTACCGCGTTGGGTTTACGCTGATGGCCAGAAGTTACCAGGCTTAATTAAGCGCCGTGAAGCAGAGCGCCAGTTGTGCTTAAGCGAGCTTAGCAATGTTTAGTTTAAACAAAGTATTGTTTTCAGGTTTGGGAGTGATGCTTGCGATATCCGTGTTTCGATATTTGGGCGTTAGCGCTGAGCTTGATGAAGCGCGTGATAGTAACGAACAGCTACTCGGCACTATTCAAAGCTATAAGAATCAGGTTGAGATGCTTGCTAACAACTTAGTTAATGCAGAGAAGCAAAATAAGCGATTACTAAAAGAGCGCACTTTACTGGAACAAATTCGTGAAAAGCACCAAGCACAACTTACCTCTATCGAAAATAAGCTTCAAACAACTAACTCACAACTTGATGCATTAAGGCTTTCGACTAATGAAACAACTAAGAACTGGGCTAATGACTGTGTGCCTAGCGCTGTTATCAGCGTGTTCAAGTACGCCAACGCTAGAGCCTGTAATCAAAACAGTCGTACAAACTGAGTATGAGTTTGTGCAGATGCCTAATGAATTCATTAAACCCTGTGAGGTTAGTATTCAAGCTGTTGGAGACAATACATCCCACAGTCAGTACACAGTGTATTTAGAGACCGTTATTGATACCTGCAATGAGCAGCTATTAAGAGCGCGAGAGTGGAACAATGCGAATAGAAACAAGTGATATAGCTGTGCAAAAGGCCGTCAGTGTAACGACCTACAGCGCAAGCTTAGGCACTGCAGCTGGAGGGATATTTAGCTTGAATGAGTGGGCTATATTACTGGGGATTATATTCGCAGCATTAACATTCTTAGTTAATGCGTGGTTTCAACATAAGCGTGACGAACGTGAAGCGCGTAAGCATGAAGATGATAGAGAGTTCCATCGAGCAAGAATGGAAGCGCTACAGCAAAGCGACCATGCACAGCTGTTATGTCAGCCTGATTCAGATGGTCATTAATTTCTCTGCTCAATTGAAAAATATATTCACGGGTCCTTTGAGCAATACCCTGTATACGAAGCAAAACTCGCGAATTTTTAACAGCTAGAACTTCCTATTAGGGGGTTCCGGTTTTTTATTGATATTAGATAGTTAGGTTTCAAATTGAATCAAGTTGAAATTGCAGAACATCTGGATATTTCAGAGCGACAACTTCGTGATGTGCTCTCACGTTTGAAGCTAGACCACAAAGTAAATTCATTGGAAGAAATTCGTTTGGCATATATTCGCGATTTGCGCGAAAAAGCCGCTGGGCGCACGCCAACGACTCATCGTCAAAAGCTTGATGAAGCAAAAACGCGCGAAGCAATCGCTAGCGCGCAAATGAAAGAACTCGAACTTTTCAAAGAACACAAACTTGTTTTAGACCGAACTCAAGTTCGCGATGCAATGGACCAGTGGACCATTATTGCTAAGTCTGAATATGAAAACTCAGTGGATAAAATCATTGCACTTATTGAAGATCAGTATGAGGTATCGATAGACCGTGAATCTATTAATGGAATCGTTGAGTCTACCTGCCGAGTTATTGGAGATTTCCAGTTCCAATCTTGACGATCTTATCAAAGAGGTAGCTGATGGGTGGTTGCCAGTAGAGCGCTTACCAACCAAAGAGTGGTTAGAAACTTACTTTAGGCTACCAGCTGAAGACTCAGACTTTTCAGGTTTATATAACGCTGATTTTGTTCCTTACTTTTGGGGCGTAATGCATGCTTTAGATAATGAGCATGTTGAGTTCATTGGGTTAACTAAAGCCGCTCAAATTGGCTGGACCATGCTGTTGTGTGGGTGGTTATCTAAAAATATATGTGTTGAACCAAGTCGCATGTTGGGTCTGTTCCCTAAAGACTCTAAAGCAACAGACTTCATGGAAGAAAAATTTACACCTTGCGTCGAGGCTACGCCTGAGCTAGCAAAGCGTGTTGATGTATCAACAAGCCGTAAGTCGGGTAATCGAAACAATAAAAAGAACTTTCCTGGTGGTTCACTTAAGGTATTTGGTTCTAACTCTGTTTCAAACGTTAAGTCGACACCTTCGCCAGTTGTTGTCGTCGAAGAACCCGATGACACAAATGACAGTGTAGGTGATCAAGGTGATGCTATTCGCCTGGCAAGAGAAAGGAACAAGCGCTTTAGAAAACGCAAGTTTGTATTAGGTGGAACCCCTAGTGTGGCTGGCCTATCAAAAGTTGAGCACTACGTTAACTTAGGCTCACAAAGAGTATTACCGATCATATGTCATGAATGTGGCGAATCACACATTCTTGATTGGGAAAATGTGAGCTGGATCGAAAAAGAAGATGGTCCAGTTCATCCCATCTTTGGACGCCACTTACCAGAGTCTGCATTATATGCGTGTCCTCATTGTGGGTCGGCCTGGTCTGATTGGCAGCGTCAGCAGAATATATTTAACACCTGCAAAAATGCAAAAGAGGCGGGTGATGAGTTTTGTGGCTGGGTAGCCACTGTTGAAAATGACGGTGTAGTTGAAACCTTTAAAGATTTGTCTGAGCTGTACGTATGTATTCCAGGCTCATCAATAGCCAGTATTGTTCGTGATTACTTAGAAGCTGAGTACGAAGCGAGGTTAGGGGATGAGAATGGCCGTATTGTTTTTCAAAACTCAAAGCTTGGTAAGCCTTATGAGTACAAGGATAAAGACTCACTTAACCATGAAGAGTTGCAAGAAAAGGCGGAAGACTACCCTGAGTTAGTTTGCCCAAGAGGTGGGCTGATTGTTACTGCTGGTATCGATGTTCAGCATGACAGACTTGCTATTATCATCAGGGCATTTGGCAGGAATGAAGAAAGCTGGCTAATGCTTTGGCGAGAAATAGCCGGCGATACTGCAGATAAAAATGACCCTGTTTGGAAAGAGTTGGACGGGATCTTATTTAGTGGTTTTCAGCATGAGTCATTTGCAAACTTACATTTAAGCGCAGTAACTATTGATTCATCAGACGGTTCTACGAACCACTCTGTCTATCATTGGGTAAGAACCTGTAGCGCTAAACATCGCCGTATCTTAATTATGGCAGGCAAGGGCGATAGCCATGATAACGGCAAGCGAGAAATATTTCGTTTGCCACAAAAGTTAGACCATAACAATGCGCGTAAGGCTACTAAAGCTGATAAACATGGCGTGCAGGTTTATATGGTTGGTACACACAAAGCAAAGGACCTGATCTCTAAACGGCTAAATGGGACAAGTGCTTATATGCACAGCTATTCAGATGCCCGAGTCGATTATTGGGAGCAGGTTACATCGGAAATAAAAGCGCCATCAAGAAACTTACGTGGTGCTCGAATTTGGCAAGTAAAATCAGGCCGTCGAAATGAAGCGTTAGACTGCGAAGTTTATGCATTGCATGCGGCAATGGCCACAAAAGTTCACACTAAAAAACCTAAAGATTGGGACTTGTTAGAGCAACGCTTGTCTCAAATAGATTTATTTGCACCTCAGCAAGAAGAAACAGAAGTAGTTAAGAAACCAATGAAGCCCAAGCGTTCTAGTCAACGCACTGGGCGTGGTTCAGGATTCATTTCAGGTCATTAATTATGTCAGAACCAAAGAGCATCATTGCTGGTACCAAAGTTGTTTGGACAGCTCAATTTACTGGCGATGAAGGCGATGTGTCTCAATTTCAGTATGTTCTCTTATCAGAACAAAACCGAGTATCAATTGATGCAACCTTTGCCGCAGGCGAAGTAATTGTAAGCATGAGCTCAGCTGATAGCGCAGCTATTCAAGCAGGGCATTACACCTGGCATTTAATCCAAACGTTACATGGTGAGAACTATCAGTTAAATGAAGGACGCATAGAAGTTAAAGCTGATCCAACAGCAGCTCAGACAAGCACTGTATTAACTCATAACGAAAAAATGTTAGTTGCAATACGTAAGCGCTTAGAAGGGCGGGTTTTAACTGATCATGAAAACTACAGTATTGACGGTCGTAGCTTGTCGCGCATTCCATTTGAGAGTCTCAAGAAGTTTGAAAATGACTACGCCTGGAAAGTTCATAACGAAAAAGTAGCACGCGGTGAAATCACTCGCCGACGTTCAATTAGGTTTCGGTAAAGATTATGGGTTTATTGGATAAGATACTGGGGCGTGGTGATAATACTCAGCAACAAGCGCCTGAAGTTCGTGACTACGAACAACCAGAGCAAGCTTCACGAAAGTTATCACCTCAACAAATTGCGGCACAAAAACGCTATGCTGCATCTAAATCTGATCGTTTGTTTAAAAACCCTATCGGTTATGGGTTAAGTGTTGATGAAACCTTGCGAAGAGATGTGGAGCGCTTACGAGCTGCAAGTCGATCTGCAGGTGAAGACGTTGGGTATATCAAGAAGTACTTTGGCATGGTGCAAACGCATATTGTCGGGGATAAGGGCTTTCGTCTTCAATCGCAGATACGAAATGCGCAAGGAGAGCTTGATAAGGATGCGAATAAATCTGTCGAGTTAGCTTATAAAGAGTTTTGTCGTAAAGGTTTTTGCGAAATATCTGGTCGTATGAATATGACCGAAGCTGACCAATTGATAGCGAAGACCGTTAGCCAAGACGGTGATATGTTGATCAGGCATATAGACAACGCACCTAATAAGTTTGGTTATGCTTTTCAGCTTATAGAAGCTGATTTGCTCGATGTTAATCTCTATAAAGTCCTGTCTAATGGCCACGTAATTAAAATGGGGGTTGAGCAGGACGGTTTTGGTCGTCACCTTGCGTACCATATTCTTACCAATCATCCAGGTGAATATACGTGGTCTACGGGCGGTAGACGATATATTCGGGTACCTGCAGATGAGATTGTATTGCCATTCCCTATGTGGCGCCCAGGTCAAACACGAGGCGTGCCCTGGGCCCATGCGTCGCTATTAGATATGCATGACATTCGTGGTTTTCGTGAAGCAACACTTGTTAGTGCACGAGTCGGTGCAAGCAATATGCTTATTTATGAGCGGGACCCGGATCAGCCACCTCCTGAAGATGACGAAAATTGGGAGAATGGCGAGTTTATTCAGGAACTCGAACCAGGTAAAAGTAATGTGGTACCAGATGGTTTCAAAGCCAGAGAAAGCCGCTTTGACATGCCTGATGATTCAACAGGTGATTTTCAAAAAGCAATCTTGCGTGGTGCAGCAAGTGGGGTAGATGCAAATTACAATGTTCTAGCAAACGACTTTGAAGGTGTTAGTTGGTCAACCTTAAGGCAAGCTGTCATTGAAGACCGTGAGCATTGGAAACGCTTGCAAGGTTGGTATATCAGCCAAATCAAGAATGTTATTTATGAGCGCTGGCTTCGTAACGCGCTCATTAGAAATCAAATTAAAAGTTTGTATGCTTATGATCTAGAGCGTGCAAATCATTATCAATTTTATGGCCGTCGGTGGCAGTGGGTTGACCCACTCAAAGACGAACAAGCAATTTCAGAAAGCTATAAAAACTTCACTGTTAACCCAATGGAAGTTCTTCAAGACAAAGGCCTTGATCCACAAGAACTCGCTGAGGGTTGGCAAAACTTCTTAGAGCTAATGGGCGACAACATTCAATTAGCTCAATCTATCGGCCTGATCAAAGGCTCATCGGTTAAGGCCAACGAACCCCCTCCAAAAGAAGACGAGGAATAATATGAAAGTTAATCAAATTACCCGTGACATGTTGGTCGGCGGTAAGTGTCCTATTGCCTATCGTTTTGCAGAAGTTGAGCAAGGCAGCATCAATGTTGAAGAGCGCACAGTCACAATTTCATTTTCAAGTGAGTACGAAGTTGAACGCTGGGGCTGGTTTGAAACATTGGGTCATGAGGTAGATGAAGTTGATTTATCACGAATAGAACAAAATGGCCCATTTTTATGCGATCACAATTGGCAAGACCAACGAGGCGTAATCACTAAGGCTTGGGTAGAAAATGGCCGAGGCTACGCCGAAATAAAACTATCGCGAAATCCGTTAGGTGAACAATTACTGATAGATATGCAAGACAGCATACGAACCAATATCAGTGTTGGTTACCGAATTTTAGAAGCCACGCTAACCAAGCGAGAAGGTGATAACGAGCATTATCGGATCACCAAGTGGCAACCTATGGAAATATCTTCCGTTTCTGTACCAGCCGACCCCACTGTCGGGGTGGGTCGTTCAGATGAAAATAGCAATAATGTCAATATCAGAGAGGCAATCAAAATGGATGAGAACGAAATCCTAGATGACATCACCCCGGCAGAAGATGAAACTCGTCAAACTCCGGCTCCTAATCAACAAACACAACAGCGCTCACAGCAACAAGCACCATTTAGTGCCCCAGTAAATGATGCTCAGCGTATAGCACAGACCGGTTCTCAATATGGGGCTGAAACACTTGCGAACGAATGTATCCGTGATGGTAAATCGTTTGAAGAGTTTAATTCAGCCTTATTACGTGAGCTACAAAACAAGCGCAATGCACCTGATGCACAGTCAACAGTGTTTGACTTGGGGGTTGAGCAAAAGGACCTGCAGCGTTATAGCGTTCTTAAGTTATTCCGTGCGGTTGCAACTGGGAACTTTAAGCAAGCAGGCCTTGAGCGTGAACTATCAAATGCCATTGCTGAGCGCACAGGTAAAGACCCTGATGGTTGTTATGTAAGCCCGGAAGCATTGGGCTTTGGTATTCGTCAGCAGTTAGAGCGTCAGATGCTAATGCGCCAACAGGCTGCTGGAACCGCTGGTAAGGGTGCCGAGTTAATTGCTACTGAGCTACACAGTGAACTGTTTATTGAAGCTTTACGGGCAAAAGCAATGCTGGGTGGTTTAGGTGCTCGATATATGAGTGGTTTAGTAGGTAACTTAGATATTCCTAAGCATGCTGGCTCAGCGACATTTTATTGGGTGGGTGAAGATGGTGAAGCTACTGATTCAGATCTTAGCTTTACAACAGTTCAAATGTCACCGCATACAGTGGCTACTGCAGTGCCAATGACACGCCGTATGATGATCCAATCTACCCCTGATATCGAAGCGTTGGTTCGTAACGATATTATGGAAGGTTTAGCGCTTGCATTAGATAGCGCTGGTATTAAAGGTACCGGTGCTGCGAATCAGCCAACAGGTATTATCAACACTGCAGGTATTGGCGCAGTTGATTTAACCGGTGGCGTTAACTGGGCAAAAATAGTTGAGTTTGAAACTGATGTAGCAGAAGCAAATGCAGATTCAGAAAGCATGGCTTACTTAATGCGCCCAAGTATGCGTGGCACTTTAAAAACCACAGAAAAGGCAGCAGGCACGGCTAAGTTTTTGTGGGGTGATGATAACCGTGTAAATGGTTATCAAGGTGTCGTAGGTACTCAAATGGACGCAGGTTCGATCTTATTTGGTGACTTCTCACAGCTTATGTTTGGTATGTGGGGAGCGCTTGATGTGGTACCTGACCGCGCCACTAAAGTTAAATCTGGTGGTTTAGTAATGCGTCTTTTCCAAGACGTTGATGTTGCGGTTCGTCACGCCCAAGCATTCAGCTACGGCTCTTAATCTCCCTGTAATAAGGCGCTAGTTTGCGCCTTTTACTTTATTAAAAAGGTATAAATCATGGCAAAGCAAACAGTTAAAAAAGTTAATTTCCGCGTTGACCGCGGTATTCGTATCAATGGTGAAAGTATTTATCCTGGCAAAGATAAAAAGAAACCAACGATTATCTCGATTCGTGAAACTCTGGCCAAGGAACTTGTGAATGCAAGTAAAGGCGAAATTGTAAATGATAAAGTCACCACTCAGGTGAAAGAGCCTTCGTCGGAAGATGCAGATCTTGATGCTGCATTTGGTCCAGAGGGTGAAGAATAAATGAACTTTTCCGATGACCTTAATGCAGATCTGACTAATGTATTTTTTGCTGATTTTACTGATGTTAGTGTAATTGATGGCATTGAGGTTATCGGGTTTTTAGATATCAATGCATATCAATGGGCTGATGTTGATTCAAGTCAGCATATTTTTATCACTCCCCAGAGTGTCGGTTTTAATCTGCAGCGTCACGATACACTGACCATTTCAGGGAAGTTATACAAGTATGTTACGAAGCGCCAGCATGGCAACGTTACTCACCTAATAGTGGTACCAGGGTAATTATGACCATTATTAATATAAACCATAAACAGCTCACTTATGGGATGAACGAGTTAAACAGAGATTTAAAGCGCATCACCAAAGAAGGCGATCGTGCTGTTCAATCTGTTCTGAATCGCGGGCTTACCTCAATTAGAAAAGAAGCTGTTAAAGAGTCTGCTATTGCTTTAGCCGTGCCTCAGAAGGTGCTGCGAGAGCGTACATCAACACGCCGTGCAAGCCCTAAAAAATTACGGATTATCATTACTGCAAGGACTCGCGCTATTAACGCTGTCGTTGCCGGCGCAAAAGAAACCGATACCGGTTTGAGCTTAGGGCCCTATGAATGGGATGGTGGGTTTATCGTCACAAGCAAATACGGTAAGAGAGTGGGTGTTAAACGTTATGGTAAGAAAAGGTATCCACTTCAACCCACTGAAATTGGTAAAAGCTTTGTACACCGAGAAGTGAAAAGAGGGCTTGAAAATGCGCGAGCGCGCTTTGAGCGTCGATATAGCCGTGAGTTAGCTAAAGAAATAAATAAACGTTACACGCGAATATTAAGAAAATAGTTATGGCAACCAGACAACAAATTAGAGCCAGCATCAAGCAATTAATAGCTGGCTTTTTTACAGCAACGTTTGATTTCAGACCAGCCCAATTTTACAAAGAAGAGCTGCCATGCAGTGCGGTGTTTTTTGATAGCGGTGAGTCTGTAAGGGATTTTGATGATGATACTGACACCAATGCGCAGTTATCACTTGAAATAATTATAGATAGCAATGGCAAGCAGGATACAGAATTAGATGTATTTGCTAGCCAAGTTGAAGCTGCCATTCGAGCTGATAACACCTTAAATGGCTTGGTCGATGCTATTTACAGAGTCGGTTTTCAGTACGACCGAGACCCTGAATCATTAACTGCATCACTTACCTTATTTTTTAAAGTTCAATATGAAGACGAGGACTAAACAATGTTAGGCAATAAAGTAACTTTACATCGTTCAACTGATAACGGCACAGCTTATGGCGAAAAGATTGCCAATATTGTTGACCTTCAACCAGGTGCAAAAACAGCTGAGACACATGAAAACACCACATATGGCGCTGAGCATGATTACAAAGAATATGACTACGGCTTAAAGGATGGCGGTGAATACACCTTTGTTTTTAAATATGAGCCAGGCAACAGTGATATGGAAGCGATTGCTGATGCATTAGATAACGATACGAAAGAGTATTTACAGCTTCAGTTTCCTTTGCCAATTAGTAAGTCAAAGTCATTCCGATGTTTGGTTACTGAAGTCGGCGACCAAACACCTGTTGGTGAGCATGTAAAACGCTCAATCAAGGTAAAAGTAGACGGTCCTATCGCCGAATCAGCATTGGCATAATTATGATTGCATGGCTTAAAAGATGGCTTGCAGAGCGCGCAATGCCAGTTGACCCGAACTTTAAACACCGACTAGTGGCCAAGCAAAAGCTTGGTCATTTTTTTATCGTGGAGTTAGGCGCGAGTGATTATGTGATCATTCATGACATGTTAGGCCGTATCCAAGCTGAAGATACTGATGATGCAACTAAGTCTCGTGAATTAATGGGGCTTAGGTATATGGCGCTTGCCATGTCATTGAGAACGGGCAATGGACGTATGCCATTTGATTGGCAAAATGATGTTGACCTTATGTATTTGGCAACACTACCTCACTCAAAAGTCATACCTGCTTTGGACGAAATAGCGGCTATTTCAGGTATCGATTGGATAACGCCTAGTTTTATTCCTAAAGAAACTGATACCCAGCTAGAAGAAGTTGAGCAACCAACCCAAGAAGACTTAGACGCAAACCCCTCTTAGGCCAACCGAACCGTAGATTTGCCCTGCGGTTGGCACAAAAGAATGGGGCAACCAATGTTGATGACATGCTTTTAAATATGTCATCAACTCAATTTATAGAGTGGCAGCAATTTGCTCAGCTTGAGCCTTTTGGTGCACAAGTTGATGAATTTCAGTTAGCGGCGCTAAGGGCGCTAGTCACAAACTATCTCAGCTCCAATAAACAAAATATAAAATCCGTAAATAATTTCATGCTTAGCGCTGTTGAACGGCCAAAAGAGCGTGAGAAAACGGTGGAAGAAATTTACCAATTATTTGGATAAATATCATGGCCAATGAACATAAAGTCATTTTAAGTGCTGATACCCGATCGCACCGTACAGAGTTTAATAAGTCAGTAGAAGCAAATAAAAAGTTTACGCTTTCTATTCAAAATGTATCTGACCAAACAAAGCTATTTGCCGCTAAGACTCGCACCTATTCAAATATGGCAGGTAAAGCGATTGCTGGATTTGCAACAGTAAGTATTGCTGCATATGCGGCGATTTATAAGAAACAAGCTGAATTTATTGATCAACAAGCAAAAACGGCAGACCGCTTAGGTATATCAACAGAAGCCTTAATTGGTTTGCAGCATGCTGCTAATCAAACCGGTGCGAGCACAGAAAGCCTCAATATGGGGTTACAGCGAATGACCAGACGTATAGGGCAAGTTGCAGCAACGGGAAGTGGTGAAGCAGCAGTGGCGCTTGAGCAATTGGGGATCTCAATTGATGAGATAAAGGATAAAAGCCCTGATCAACAATTTGCACTCATTGCAGAAAAAATGAAAGGCATACACGAGCAAGGCCAAAAAGTATTTTTAACTCAAAAGCTATTTGATTCTGAGGGGGTGAAATTACTGAATACTCTTAACTTAGGGGCTGATGGTATTGCTGCCATGATCACTGAAGCAGAAGAGTTAGGTATTACATTTAGTCGAATTGATGCCTCAAAAGTTGAAATGGCCAATGACTCATTTGACCGAGCAGAAAAGCTTTTATCATCGTTTGGTACAAAACTAGCTACCGAAACTGCTCCTCTTGTTGGTGCTTTATCAGATCTTTTCGTTGAAACAGCAAAAGAAGCCGGTGGCTTCGGCAAACTCGCCCAGCAGGTCATAGGAAAAGTATCAACTGGTATTGGTGTAATGGCTGACGGTGTTCATGGTTTAAAAGTTCTTTTTAATGGTGCGAAAGTCGTTGCTATGGGTTTTTCGACAGCGCTATGGCAAGGGCTGGCTTTTGTAATAAACAAAGGGATTGTCCCTTTTGCTAATAGGGTGACTAATGGCATTTTATTTCCGCTCAGAAAAGTATTAGAGCTTGCTCAGCATATTCCTGGTGTAGGTGATTCTGCAAAAAAGGCATTGGCAGAGTTAAATAAACTCGGAAATGCTGAGGGCTTTAAAACGCTGGATGAAATAGGTGAAACTGCATTCGACAGCCTTATTCAAGCGAAAGAAGATCTTCATAACTCTATGATGGAGCCGCTACCCTCAGAGCGTATAAAGGGATGGATTGAGGATGTTCAAGCAAAATTTCAAGCAGCTGCTGCAGAACAAACAAGTAAAGGCGGAAAAACAGGCTTATCCAATTTAATTTCTTCTGATCAAAAAGCCCTAGTTGATGCGGCTAAAAAACAATATGAAAAGATTCATGAAGCACAATTGGCCATGGAAGGTAAAGAAATTGAACTTGAGAATCGTCGCTTTGAACGTCAACAGCAGCAAATGGAAAAAGAGTTCCAGTTGCTGCGTGATAAGAACCTACTAACCGCTGAAATTGAAGCATCTTATAAGCTGGCTAAGGAGCAGGCCGAAGCACAGCACCAACAAAACATAACTAACATTCAAAAAGAGCAGCAAGAAGCTAGAGAAAAGAAAGAAAAAGAACATAAAGAAAAGTTAGACAAAGAAGAAAAGACTCGTATGGATACGATGCAGCAATCATACGATAGCTTGTTTAACGTGATGAGCGGTTATTTTGATGGCATGGACAGTAAAAAAGCGAGTTATGCGAAATCAGCTATGAGTATTGGTGCTGCCATGCTTGATGATGAAAAGAGTAATTCAATACAAAGTATTTGGACGAATACCTATGACACTGCGATGAAAGCATATAACGCGCTTGCAGATATTCCTTATGTTGGACCTGTTCTTGGTGCTGCAGCTGCAGGTGTTGTTATTGCTGCCGGTGGTATGTATGCGGGTAAAGTAAGTGGCTTAGCTTCTTTCGATGGTGGTGGTTATACAGGTAACTTACCACGTTATGGTGGTGTTGATGGTAAAGGTGGTTTCCATGCCATTTTACACGGTAATGAAACAGTTGTTGACCACAGTAAGGGGCAATCACTAGGTGCAAATGTAACGGTGAACTTGTTTGAAGATGCGAGTAGAGCAGGTTCGACAACACGTAGTTCAGGGCCATCAGGTGAAGAAGTTATCAATATATTTGTGACGAGTATACGCCAGGGTGGTGAAGCTTCATCCGTTCTTGAAAATACCTATGGGCTACAAAGGCAGGGGTTCTAAGTATGTTAGTCCGATACCCCAAAGACCTAAAACTTCCCCTTGTTTCTACTCACCGACTTTCCCAAAACCCTAATTTATTAAGAACTGAAATGGCAAGTGGTCGAGCTCGGCAGCGCAAGCGCTTTCAATCAGTGCCAACGACAATGGCTGCAACGTGGAAACTGAAGGCTGATCAGGCCGTTATTTTAGAAGGGTTTGTGAAACACGGTACCAACGATGCGGTTAACTGGTTTGTTATGCCAATTCGCACACCCCAAGGCTTAATTGATCACGATGTACGCTTTATGCAAAGCCCCCTTGAGTCATGCAGTTTCAATGGCGGGTTTTGGAGTTATAGCGCAAATATCGAAATCAAAGAGCTGCAAGTAGTGAGTAGAGAAATTTATGATCTTACTACTCACTTTGGAATATTAGATCTCTCATTCCTTTTAGATGCTATAGAAGTAACTGTTAACCAAAATAAGTTTGAGTAAATAAATATGATATTACCTACAATAGAAGACTTCGAAAATGCTAAAGAAGACTTAGACAATTTATCTAAAATTGTTAATAGTCAAACACAAGTAGTTGTAACGAGAACTGGTGCTGCAAAAAAAACGTTGGCGGGTTTAGAAGCAAATTATTTAATGACAGCTATTAATGGTGGTCTGTGGGAGGGTGGCCAGACATTTACAGCTTATAACCAGTATATGGTCCACAATGGCATTGCATATAAGCCAAAAGCAATAACTACTTTACCTTATACAGTTTCAATAACACCAGACCATGGCAAAGTTGAAGTAACCGGCGGATTGACTAAGGAGCAATCAGATAAGCGTTATAGCTTAATATTTGAAAATGTTGCAACTTTAAAAGCATTTGAGGAATTAGCCGCTGGGATGCTGGTGAAAACACAAACGTATTATGTAGGTACAGGTGGGGGTGCTAACTATTTAATTGTTACTTCCATAAATTATGGGGCAACACCTGACGGTGATTTTGATTTTTATGTCGGTTCAGAAAATAATTTAGTTGCAGTATTGATTGTCGATGGTGTATTGAATCTTGCTCAAGGCGGCTTCATACCAGCTAAAAAAGAGGATTGGTCAGACTTCTTTGAGGCTGCGTTTGCGAAAAGTAAAACTCTTTACTCAAAATTTGTTGCTGGTAAATTTTTGATTTCTCGTCCATTAAATATTCCGCTTGATGGGAAAGTAGATTTAAACCTATGTAAGCTTGGTAAAACAGATAGTTTTATTAGCAACAATGTAAATACTATTATTCAATTTACTGGTAGCAATGGTGTTGTTGCAGGTATTGATGGTTCAGATGTTGTTGCAGCTAATGAGAAGCTCATAGGTTTCAATAAAGGTATTAAAAACTGTCGAGAGCGCAATTGTCGTGTTCCCTTGAGCCGCTTTTTGAGAAATGAAGGTGTTCTGAATGACAATGTCTCAGAAACGCTTAACTCATTAGTGCCACAATATGGTGAAAATAGCCGAAGTAGAACTAAAAAAGTAAAGATGCAAATAGATACCTCGAAAACAGGAGGTTCAGGCGATTTTAGGCGTGTACGTTATATACCGTCAATTATGCGTTTAACTCATGTTAAAGTAACAGATACTAGTGGTAGCCCTGATTTTTCATTTGAAGTAATTGCTACACAAGGAGATTTAAGAGCTATTTACTCTAAGGCTCGTGGAGGCAGTAATATTGACCAAGCTATTGATTTAGATTATATCCACGAAGATTTTGATGATGTTTTACAGTTGCGTTTAATTAGTTATGGTGCAGTTGGGACTACTTTTGATATTGAACTTACATACGAGTATGAGCAAAGGTGTAATGAGCAGGTAGCTTGGTTTTATTCATCAGAGCATGATTTTTTGAAGCCGCATAAGTCAAATGCGTTAACTCACGCTTTAGGTGTTAGGGGGGCAGAGTATCGCTGTTATATTAATGGCCTTTTGAAAGTTACAAATATTACTCCACTCAGAAAAAAGAATGCTAATCATAATTGGCCTTATGTCACAGTACCTGTTTTAGCTGGAACACGTGATGCTAGCAAAACAACAGAGCTTAAGTTTTACTTAAATTATAGTGCAGCTCAAGCATTACGAGATGGTGTCACTCATTTGAAAGTGCGTCTACAGGATGCTCCCGCTATAAAATGCACAGTCATAAATGGTTGGCTCTCTCAAGCTTACGATGACGCTCCAAACGTTCATTTATCTACATTGGGAGAGCAACCAAGTATTGAGGTTGATATATCGCAAACAAGTATAGATGAATCTCAAGGTTATATTCTCATGATACCCCTTGATAGAAAAGCTATGCAGCAAGGAGCACTTCAAATGCAAGCTAATGATTTCAACTTTTTCTATCTAACGTTTTATCAAAATTTAACAGAACATTTGCCTATAGAGTGGAATGACGAATGGAGTTTTCAGTTTGAGTTTATTCGTCAGCCGGAACTAGTTTAATGAGTAGAGTACTTCAAACCCTTTACGCAAGTGCTCCGACGAATGACTTGCCAATTCACACACTAGAGCTTAAAGCTGCCGATTTATGGGAGCTTAGGATTTGTGACGGCTTTGATGACCAAGTTGCCGGCATTGAAAGTGGCGACATGGTTACATTTAAAGCCAGCGGTATGGGTGTGTCGTTACCGCAGCGAGGTGTTAAAGGGCGGCAGGACTTACAATTTCAAATTGATAATGTTTCTGGTGAGGCACTTGCACTGATTGATCAGGCAATTGATGCGGGCGTAAAAATTGATGTAATTTATCGTGTCTATGTATCGAGTGATTTAAGTGAACCTGCTGAGCCAGCAGTTACAATGAAAGCAGCTGACGTTCAAGCTACTGCACAGAGCATCAATGTGGTTGCATCATTTAATGATTTGGTAAATAAAGCTTGGCCTAACAAGCGCTATACACCTTCCATTGCCCCAGGGCTCAAATACTTCAGTTAATTATGGTATTCACAATTAATGATTATTTAAGTGTTCCATATGTGAATGAGGGGCGAGATATGTCTGGGTTTGACTGTTGGGGTCAAACTCGGCATCGCCTCCATCACTATTATGGTCAACCATTGTTTGAATCGTTTGGCCATATTCATCCCGACGATAAAAGTTTGCTTACTGATGCGTATCAACAAATTGTTTCTAGCTTTAGGCCTTGCGAGCCATCACCAGGTGCCGTGGTGTGTGGTTTTAAGTTTGGTAGCTTAATTCATATCGGCACAGTTGAACTGATCGACGGTAAGCTTGAAATACTGCACACATCCCGCCGTAAAGGGCCATCCATTGACAGCATCGATGACTTCAAACGGTTATTTAAAGAGGTTAAATTTTATGAATACGTGGGTTGATATCAAGGTTTACCCAAACAAATTAGATCCGTCTCTAATGGAGCCCTGCATATGCAAGGTTGGTTCGACACTTCATGAATGGTTGACTGAAAATGTCCCTGCTTATTATGAGAGCGATGAACCACTTTTTACTATACTTATCAATAAGCAGATCTTATTGCCTACAAATTGGAAAACTTATCAATTTAAAGCGTCGGATGATGTAAGTATTATTGTTGAGCCAAAAGGCGGAGCAGCAATTGCGTATGCAATCGTGGCTGTTATAGCTGTCGGTTATGCCGTATATACCGCCAATCAAATCCCCGATAACTATAACTCTACGACTCCCGATGGCAGCAGCATTTATGATGTAAATACTCAGGGCAATAAGCCTAGACTTATGGGCATTATCCCTGAAGGAGCAGGGCGTCATAAGATTTACCCTGACTATTTAACAATGCCACGACGAGAATATATTGATAATGAGCAATGGCTTTATTTAATGTTAAGCGTAGGTGTTGGGCGCTATGAAATATTATCCAATGAAATGTTCATAGGTAATACTCCAACAACAAGTTATGCCGGCGATATTGATATACAGGTGTTTGAACCTAGCGAAAACGTAACAGGCCATGAAGCATTCAGAAATGTTTATACCTCAAGTGAAGTAGGTTCAACTTCAGGAAGTACCGGTATTGAATTGAAAGGGCGTGTTACATCAACAGGGGGAGACTATGGGCGTTACACATATACATTTGATGGTGACACAATAATTGCTTATTTAAATGAGTATGAACCTGAAATTGGTCAAATCAAATATAAATCACCTCTACCTTATCAAGTCGGTGAAATCATTTCTGTATCAAGTACCCTTGAAGGGCAAAATGATGGTTATTATGAGATTTTAAGTCTTAATGTTAATGGGAATCAGGTAAATAAGGTTGATGGTCAATCCCAAGATGATCCTATTTGGTCAAGTTTCATCTCAGAAATTAATTCGAATGCAACTATAGAAGTTGAAGATGGGGGCGGTGACGGCCAATTTAATGGGCCTTTTTTTGCTTGCCCTGCAGGAGAAGTTACAGACAAACTTTGGTTTGATTTTCGTTTACCTCAAGGTTTAGGTGAACTTGATGATGATGGTAATTTTTTAAGTCGTACTGTGACAGTACAAATAGAGTACCGTGCTGAAGGTGCTCAAGACTGGACAGCAGTTGATGATGAAGTATTTACCAATGCAACAAATGATGAATTAGGGCGAACGGTACCTGTTACACTACCATTTAAAATAAGACCTGAAGTAAGAGTAAAAAGAGCCACAGCAGCAACTGACGATACGCGTATTTATGACGATATATTTTGGACCGCCCTTAAGGCCGAATTAAATAGTGCAACTAGTTATGATGGTTTAACCACAATAGCAATTAAGATCCGTGGCACAAATGCCTTAGCCGGCACAGCTGAAAATAAATTTAATGTTATTGGTACCCGCATTTTGCCTGTGTATGAAAATGGCGCTTGGAGCGAACCAAGGCCAACAACTGATATAGCTCCATATTTTGCGCATGTATTGAAAAGTGCAGGGCATAGCGACGACAAAATTAATTTAGAAGCCCTAGATACATTACATCCTATTTGGCATGCTCGAGCAGATGAATTTAATGCTGTGTTTGATAGTGAGAGTACTGTTTTTGAAGTTATTAAGCGTGTTCTTGCTGTAGGTTTTGCTGAACCTACAATTGATTATGGAAAAATAACCCCAGTACGTGATCAAAAGCGAACTATCTTCCGTCACATGTATCAACCTGATAACTATATTGGCATGCTTAAGCGCTCTATTAAGTTAATGGATGATGATGAACCTGATGGTATCGAAGTCGAGTACTTCGACCCAGTTACATGGAAGTCAGAAACGATTCTTTGTTTGTTACCGGGGGATGAAGGTGCTAACCCAGAAAAAATCAGAGCCTTTGGAATAACAAACCGCGATAAAGCGTATCAGTTTGGTATGCGAAAACGTCGTATTCGTCGATATCGCCGTACTCGGTTTGAATTAAAAACTGAAATGGATGCGTTGAATTCAAAGTACCTAGACTATTGTGCAGTTGCTGATGATATACCAGGCTATGAACAAACGGGTACTGTGATAGGGCATGTTGGTCGCTCAATCTATCTTGATAACCCTGAATTGCAATGGCAAACAGGCCAAACTCATATTATTGCTTTAAGAAAACCAGACGGCACTCTATCAGGCCCTTACAATGCTACGCTCGGCAATGACTCCAATGAAGTCGTCATCGATGCTGATTTAGACTTTACACCGGTATTTGATGGTTCAATCGAGCCACCTCTTTATATGTTTGGTATCACCACACGGTGGTGTAATGGTGTGCTTATAAAAGATATTAAGCCATCATCAACAGATCAGGTTTCAGTAACCGCAGAGCTTGATGATGAACGAGTTTATCTAGATGATGATAGCCCAGCGCCAACAACTACAAGCATCACAATTCCAAATATTTATTTTTAAAAATAAGTACATTGATTTTATTACGGAACTTTTATAGTTTGAGTAAAAATTAACTAGAAAAATGAAAAATATGGATAAAACAGATATCGTGAATGCAATTTTGCAACTCAAGCAAGAAAATAATTTATTTAAAGATTACTTTTTTCCTATTTGTAGTGCCTTTTTCACTTCGTTGTTAGGGGCGTTTATTGCTTACAAAACAGTTACACATCAGGAAAAAAAACTTGAAGAAAAAAATAAGTTGCACATTTCTAATAGGTGGATCATTGATATACAGGGTATCTTGACTAGCTTGATAGCTTTAAAAGTTAATTACCATGGAAGTTTGAGTAGTGATCCATATAAAAGGGCAATGCAAGTACCTAGCTTTTTAATGACAGCCCAGCATATGGAAAAAGATATTTCAGAAATAACTTTCATTTTACCAACTAGTAAGTCTGAAAGTGGTAATGGCTGGGTGCAAATTACTAGAGTTGAAGCTTTAGTAAAAAATTACAATTTATTACTAACTATGTTAGATAAACGGAATGAATTAGACTTTTCAGTGAAACAAGAGCTAGTTAAAGCTAGTTCTGATAACTCATATGCTCAATTAAATTCAGAAGATATTAAAAAGCTCTCTTCGAAAATTGATTTAGTTAATCTAATAGATCTAACAGAGCGTAGTATTTTAATGATTGATAGTTTGATTTTAGAATGTGTGGACTTTCTAGAGGAGTTTCCTAAAGTTATCGAAAAAACAGTAAAGCTAAATAAAGTTAAGAATAGTGTTAAGTTAATAAAATTTGATTTCTCTGACCAAAAAAGCGCTGAGTTTTTAAAATTATCACCAATAGGTGACTATGAAAAAATTGCAAAACTTTTTGGCGAATCGGCAGAAGGGATAAAAAAAAGATATGGTATGCAGTTAGGTTAA